TAGTCGAATCCGCTCAAAGCCGGCTCGCCGGGAAAGCTCTGTAATTGCGCCGCGCCTCCCGAAGTCCCTCCGAAGCTGGCACTGTCCACCACGTCTTGCGCTGGTCCGCTGAACCGGAATTCATGATAGTCGCCATTCAGGTCAATCTCCATCTGGTCGACCGCTCCGCCGCATAACAATCGCTGGACCGCCGTTGCCGGGTCCCAGTAGTCGAAGATCCCCACGCTCGGCAGTTCCGTCGCCGGCGCGTAGGTGATCGCCGCTCCCACCGGCGCTCCCGCCGCCGGCGGTACAGTGAACGGTACATTCAGTTGGACGATCGCGCTGTCGACGATCGCCGCCACGAAGCGGATCTCCCCGCCACTGCTCACCGCCTGCCCCGCCGAGAGTCCATGCGGAGCTGCGAATGCAAGCCTGCCGCTCCCCGTAGTGTTTGCCGCCGTCCCGCCCGCGAAGTAGGCTGGCGCAGCGCCCAGCGCGGCCTGAAACAAGGGACCGTAGCTTGGATTGGCTGTCCCTTGCGGCCAGTTCGTCAGCAGTGTTCGCAATTCGAAAGCCGTTTGCCGCCTGCCGCCAGCCGGCAGACCCGCGAATGTCCGGCTCCCGGTCTTATCCTTCCGCTCCGTTACCTCCCGTTGTTGGCGAACCGCCAGCTTTAAGGCAGGAATTCGATTGCCTGCCGTGATCGTGGGGACTTGCCCATAGGCGCTTTCCAGCGCGGTGTAGAAGCGGTTTGCGTTAGACGAAATATAGGAAGCCATATCAGTTTCTGCTCACTCCAATCTCGAAGGTGATCTTTGCCACCTGCTGGAAATTCTTTCCACCGTGTTTCACGGCCGCGAACACCACCTGGTATTCGCCGGCATAGAACATGCCGCTGCCCCAGTCGCCCCGGTTCGCGTTCAGAACCTGCATGATCGCGTCCGCGTAATTCTCCAGCGTGGCTTCGAGGCCGTCCAGACGGTCCTGCGAGTATCGCAACTCCACCGTCGTTTGCACGTTACCGGAAAAACTGCGAAACTTCTCCGCCAGGCTGTTGACGATCTTCTCGCAGTACACATTTGCCGCCGGATACTGCATCGCCAGGCTCTTGTCCGCGATGTCGGACGCCACGTTTTGCGCCCGCACCTGTGCGCTGTTCAGAGGGTTTAAAGGCTGTCCATTGTCTTGCAAGTAAGGGCCCAGGTAAGAATTGACGCCGCTTGTGCCTGTGAGAAGTTGTATCACATGGCCCGTGATTAGACTGCCGATTGTAGTCGTCATTATATTGTGAGTTGCTATTCTGTAGGACATGCTTTAGCTTGTCCCGGCGAGCGGAGCTCGCCCGTTCTTTGTCAAGACTTCATCGTGCCCGCAGCGACCGCTTCTGTCTTCCTCAAAGGCGACCTCTTGCTTAGCCCCTCAGAATCATCCGCGGCATCGGCATCAGGTAGTTGGGCGATTGCCCGCAGCCTGGCCCGCTGCCTCCGCTCAGGATCTCGTTCGGCTGCAGCCATGTCTGCGCGACCGCGATCGGCGCCCCGTTCTGCCGCGATAAAGCCTCCGGATCGGTGCCGGCATAAACGTTCCAGCCTGTGGCGGACGCTGGCGGAGCGGCTGGTTGAACCACGAACGACGTCGCCGTAGTCGTGAGCGCTGTCACGATCGACGGCGCCCCTTCCTCGCCCTTGTTATTAGTCCAGGTTACCGCCACATAATAAGTGCCATTCTCCAGGCCGCCCTCTGCGGCGGCTATTTGAGGTTCTGCCGCTCGTGGAATAGGGGACAACGCGATCCCGATTCCCGTGAGCAGCAATCGTTCGTATGCCCAGTTTGCCCGCCCGTGGAATTGATCGCGCTTTGTGCTGTAGCGGTCGTTCAACTGGCTCGAGTACGCGTCTCCGTAGACCGACTCCAGGGTCCGGAATGTGTGCCAGAGCTTCAAAGCTGGCGTGACTACCACGTTGTCGATCTTAGGTCGCGCCGACAGCCAGATTGCCTGCTCGGCGCGGCCCGGCCCGTTCAGTAGCGTTGTGATTTCTATCGCCAATTCCTCTTGCGCCAGAAACAACTTCTGCGTCACGTCGATTCCCTCGACGTTCGCCACGTTCGTGAGCTGTGTATCCTGCGCCGTCAAGTCTTCCATGTCCGCGATAGGACCGTCCGTAAACAGAGCCATATCGTTCGCCTAGTCCTTCCCGGCTTTGGCCCCGCCCTTCAGTTTCTTCATGTCGTCCGTCAGCCTTTTCAATTCGTCCGATGGCACCATCGTGACTTCCAGCTTGGAAGCCACCGCAACGTCCTGTGCCGCCTGACACGCCGCTTCCTTCGACTGCTGGAAGAGTGCGGCTTGGTCCGCAGCGGCCAGTTGTGCGGAGCCTTCCACCACCATCTTGGCGGCGAGGCGTCGCGGAACTTCCACTAACACACCTTTCTTACCTCCGTCATCGGTTGACAGGCTGATCACCACCGTATACGGAGTGGGAATTATCGCCTCCGTGTCGCGGATTCTCTGGTAATACGTCTTCACATCCATTCTCTTCTCCTCTTCTTGACCCGTCTTACTATCGCTTCCCCGCCGGCGTGGCGCAGACACTCGTGCCTGCCGGCGCCGAGACTCTTCTCGGCGCGGGCGAGCCCCGCTCGCCTGCACAGTCCCGAGCTGGCAGCCGGTATCGGGGGCCGTCCGCCCCTTGCCGTAAAAGGCGCCCGGGCCCGCAATCCCGAGCGCCTTCATTCTGACTTCACGGACCCGGCAGGGGCCGCTCCTGACTTCTGACTTCCTACATCCCGCAGGGATGTCAGGGGCGCAGCCCCTGCTACGTATTCACCTGCACGCCCGACGTATTCCGCAGAATGCCGCAGCCGTACAGAATGTCCACCGTGAACTGCTGAGCCAGCGTATCCGGCTGGTAGCTCATCACCACCCGCATACCGAAGTTACCTAACTCCGCATACTCCGCGATCGCCCCTGTCCCCGGCAATGGCTGCGGCAACCGGCGAATCACCAACCCGATCGCGTCCCTCGTGAACGCCAGATTGTGAGTCGTCGTCGGACTGCTGCCCGTGTAAGGAATGAACTGCGACCGGAATACGAAGAAGTCTTTGATCTTCCCCACAGTTCCGTCGATCAGCGCTTTCAACCCCGCGTCGCCTGCCGTCTGGAATTCGCTGAACCGCGGAATCTGTCGCCACGCCGAATACGTCGCCGCATCCACCACCATGTACTTCTCCGCGCTCGGCGGCACCTTCGCCAGGAACAGCGCCGTTTCTGCCGCGTCAATCACGCTCTCCGTGATCGCTGTCCCCGGCGTTCCCACCGGATTGTTGGCCGTGAATCCGGCGTACAAGTTGAGCAGATCGCTCTCCACCTTCTGCGCGATCGCCGCCACCGCCGGTTGCATGTAGATCTTCAACAGGTCCGGCACCGCCAGCACTTTCGTTACGTCCGGAATCTGGAAGGTCGCTTCCGCGTGTGTGTTCAGTACGATCTGGGCATTCCCCAGATTCGGATTTTGAGTTTGTACCGTCCCGCCCTCAAGGATGTTGTTTGCCTGCATCACAGGGGGAATCGGCACGTTGATCGTATCGCCGGCGTGCGCCAGTGCTGGCTCATAATCGCGATCCACCAGGTTCCCCATAATGAGGTTCCCCACCAGTACCGGCAATGCGTCCGCCGCCACCAGCTTGACAATCGCATTGGCGACATTTGCTGAAGTAATTGCTGCCATCTCTTCTCCTTGTTCCTTTCTGCTTGCCGGCTGCCGTCACTCGGTCTGGCCGGAACTTCCCTACAGCCCCCGAAGGGTCTGCGATGCCACGCGCACGATTTCTTCTCGTACCCGCTGCTTCTCCTCCGCGCTCATGCCCGGCCGGATCTGTTCGATGCTCACCGCGTCCCGCCCTCCGGCTGGGGCCTTATGCGTGGCCGTCATCCCCGTGCCCCCCGAAATCCGCGCTGGCAAAAACTCGGGATTCTCGTTCACGAAGTTCGTCAGATACTCCTTGACGGGTACCTCGCCGTTATCGCCCCGAGCCATCAGCCGGCCATCCTCGGTGCGCACGATCCCGTCTTGCACCGCCTTAAACGCCAGGTCGATCTTCGCGACGCCCAGCCGTTGCAACTCCGCCCTCACCGCCGAATTCCGTTCCGCCTCTTCGGCAGCCTTGCGGCTCCGTTGGTTCTCCGCCACCAGTTCGTTCATGCGGCGTTCCAGTTGCTCCCGGCGCTTGCGCTCTTCCTGTAACTCCGCCTTGTACGCCGGTTCGCTTCGCGCTTTTTCAGTATTGGTAAACTCCTGCACCGCCTGCCGCACGATTGCTTGTATGTCGATTCCTTCCATATGTCTCCTTGGGAAGCCTATGCCCCGTTCTCGATCTCTTCCGCCACCTGATTCTTGATGTCCTGCCGGGCGTCACTCAGGTACTTAAATGCCAGCCTCTTAAATACTTCTTTCTTGAGCGTCTTCGATTCGATCCCTAGGTTGAGTAGCTTCTGTGCGTCATCCAGCTCCGTCCCTAAGTCGTGTATATCGAACTCGTCCATCCCCGAAACGTCGATCGTGACGCCGTCCTGTCTTGCCGCCGCGATCGCCCACAGCGTCCGTTTCATCACGTCTTTGACTGTCGCTCCGTACGCCCTCAGCACCTCCTCCGTGGTCGCGAAATCCAATAGTTTGGCGGCTGCCGATTGCCGCCCTCCGGATCCGGACTCTCCGGCCTGAATCATCAGGTAGCAAACCCGGTAGATCTCGTCCCGCAGATTCTGCAGGTTGTCCGCCGCAATTTGATAGACCTTGCCTTCCGGTTCCGTCCACCCGAATCTGTCGTCCTTCCCGAGCTGGATGTAATAGGACTCGCCGACTACCTGCTTCCACTCCCGGTCCGAGTACACCACCGGCGAAGCGAACAGCCCCATCGTGAGTGCCCACGAGAGCGCGTTCGACTTATTAAAGTGCTCCAGTTGCAGCGATGCGGCCTTATTCATGAGCCACAACCCGTCCGACACCTTGACCTCGAATACCGGAACCCGCCCCAGGGACGCCAGCCCGTGCCGCCCTTCGTCAATCGGTTCGATCGCCTGCGATTCCCCGCGCTTTCGGTAGACCCGGTAGGCCTCGCGGTCGTAGTAGATCCACCGCGTCTCCTTCTCCCACTTCGCATCCGTCACTTGCGACTGCTGCAGGCAGGATGTTCGCAGCACAATCCAATCCAGTCCGCCAAGCCTGTCGTGGCTCCAGTTGATCACCTCGTCCGGGCCGTAATCCGTCAGGTACGCTCGCGACTGCCCCAGCGCATCTTCCTCCGCTCGCGTCCGCGCCTCCCCTTCCGCCTTCGGAAAGTCCACCACGATGTAGCTGCTTCCGCATACCAGTGCCTGCACGAACCGCTGCCGGAAGAACTCTGTAAGGCTAGTCCCTTTCAGATCGCAGTCCGCGGAGAGGACAGCGTAAAAGCTCTGTGTCGCCAGGTCGCTGCCACCCAGAAGCATGGAAGGTTCCGACCGCATCAGCGTTGCCGCATACCAGTCGATAATCGACCCGACGTAGTTCTCGTAGAACACCCGCGCCAGCCGCTCCATGTAGATGTCGCCCGGCTCCTTATGCCGCCGCACCAGGTATTGCGCAGCGTCCGAGCGTAACTGATCGCCGCCCGCATACAGATCGCGGTATTGCTTCCAGATCCCCCTGCGCGCAACATACTCAGGATGTTCCCGATTGATGGTTTCCATAGTTAGTTCTTGGTACGACATGCTTTAGCTTGTCCAGGCGAGTGTAGTT